CGTCCTTGGTCCTTGATTCTGATTTCGTGTTCCATTAGATATCCTCTACAAGAATGCGTTTCACATCGGCCTGGGTGGAGCCTGCCACCTTGAGGTCACGGACGGTGGACGCTCTCCCGTCAACGCGTAGGAAGGGCCCGCAGACATCCAGTGTGACCGTGCCCGTTGCCACGTCCCACATGCGCCCGTTGACTGCGTGGCAGGCGTGGTTCGTGGCGATGATGTAGTTGTCAAACTCGAACAAAGCGACCATCAGGCACCTACCTTGATGTGGGACAGGTTGTACTTCAGTTCCAGCACGTCGATCTGGGAATCAATCACGTTGGCGTTTGAGTTCCAGATGGTGGGCATGATGACGACGTAGACATAGGTGCCTTCGGTGTCGAAGTTGTAGTCTTGGATCTGTGAGACGCTATCCACCCGAGACCCGAGACCCCCCGCCCCGCCCGGATAGTAGCCGTTCACCGACGCTCGGTTGACTCGGGAGTCTTCGAACCAATACCGGAACAGGCCCTTGTTGGCGTCTGCGTTGAAGGGATGATGCGGGAGTTGGGCGACCACGGTATCCAGGGCGCCCACTGCCCCGAACGGACCGCTCGTGGTGTTGGTGTCGTACCAGTCCACGCCCATCATATTGCCGCCCCGTGCCTTCGCGGCTCGGTTCCAGTCCACCGTGGCCGAGTTGTTGTTCTTTCCCATGAAGGCGGCAGCGTAGCAGATATCCGGACTCGCTTGGCTGCCAAGGAATGGCGGGGTCGGATTCGATGTGACCAGGGCAGCACCAGTTCCAAGATCGGTCTGGCTGAACAGGAAGCCAACACCCACTCCGTTGGCGTGACCGTTTCCTCCTGGGCGCGAAGGCACAGAGAGACGCATAGCCACTGTGAGTTGACATTCCCCATGTCGCCACCGGTTGTCAGTCACCCCACCCAGGGCATGGGCTGCGAGCGGTCGCGGGTCCATCTGTGTCTTGAAGATGATCGCCGGGGCCCGCTGGTCTGCATCGCCGGGACTGCCTGACCACGTAGATGGTCCGGGGTTCCAGTTGCTCACCTCATCTGAATCCCGCTTGATCCGCATGGATGTCGCGGTGGGGTTTGAGATGGTCCACTTCGCAAGCTCCGTGGCACCCTCCCTCGCAGTGATGTGGAAGTTGGCGAGGTCCAGAGGCATGTCCGTCCACTCGTCGGGTGCCGCACCCCCACCACCAGCAGCAGGATCTGGGGCAGGGATAGTTCGAGTAGCGTTGCCTACGAGGGGAGATGTACGTGCCATCAGGTTTCCTTATCCTCTTTTTCTTTTTCAGAAGAGGGCTCTTCATCCCCCAACGGCCTGACATGCAGGAGGAGGTTAGAATCAAGAGGGGGAAGGGAGGGAGCGAGTGCCCGTTTAGCAGCTTTCTCCCTTAGAGTTTTTAGCTGGTTCTTCTGAAAATCTAAAGTGAACGAAGGAGGGTCAGGAGTGCTGACATCAAAGATGCTCGATTGAGGTTTTCGGGTGACCGAGACTTCCTTGACTGTAACCGTCTTGGCCTCGGGGGGTTTCAGTCGAACCTTGCGTCCCTTGTAGGTGATCACACCATCTGGGGGGGTGTGTTCCTTGAACAAACGCTTTAGTTCTTCAACTTCCTCGGGAGAGAACTGTGTGTCATGTGCCACAGCTTCCCCTAAATCGCAGGCTCGATTTCAAGCTGGAGTTGCAGCGTGTCCCCAATACCTGCCGATGACGTTACGCGGCAGAATAGAGTGCCCCGGGCGATTTGGTCCCCGACCTGGGCAATCTGGTAGAAAACCCCCGGATCTTCTTCTTGATCCATCGGGCTTGCAGTAGCACTGTAGGCGAGAGAGGTGTTGAAGTCCCCTGCCCCCAATGCTCCCGCTGTCTGCTGCACATTCAATGTGACGTTTGGGCCGGTGGCGGCTGTGATTCGAGCCCGACGGATCCACCCACGGATTGGAACATCCGTGAGAGAGACCTCAACGGTGGCCCCAACACCGACAACGATGTTGAGAGAAGTAGCCGTGATCCAAGTCTTTCGCTGTACGTTAGCGCCCATTGGGGCACCTCCTTAGACAGCGATGACGCGGTAGACAGCACCGGCTGTGGCTGTAACGATCACATTGACAGCGGTGTGCGCTCCCTCCAAAATGTCTGCCGCGCCTCCGTTGTTGTCTACTACCGTCACGAACACGAGGCTTGGCACACGCCCCAGCCCATGGGCAGTGTTTTGGGCCCCGGCATTTCCAGTAACCTCGGCGCTCTTGAACCAGTTTGCGGGGTTTGCTACTGTCCCATCATACGCTTGAGGGGAGAGCAGAACAGATCCTGCCGTAGCGTGCGAAGCCGTCACCACACCAACTTGGCGGGAAAGAGTACCTTGGGTCAGGGACCACCCACCATTGTTGGGAGCATCCGCAGCATAGATAGGACCACCCACCGCAGTCGCAGCGGTATTGACACCCGTGACATGGGCCCAAGGAACGATGACACCCCGACGGCCATCCGGGATTCCGTGCTTCGCCACAGACAACGCAGGGAAAGTGCGGATTGCAGACGTAGCATCAGAACGAGTGATCGCCAACGCGTTGGCCTGGGCACCCGAAACGAGTACCAAATCATTCGCTGCGACGGCAGCACCACTGTTGTTGAGAGCAAGAATCCCCTCTGCGAAAGGAAGATCGGTTGCGGGCCTTAGCCATTTAGCTTTGATGCTTGGCATGGATGTACTCCTGGTTGAGTCTCACTGCCATCTTCGGCAGCGGTTCTGCGTTCTTCACGCAGCCAAGAGAATCCTACCCTGTTGCTCTTGTCTTGTCCAGACTACTCGGGAATGTGGACACGCTTGGGAGCCTCGTAGGGTTTCTCTGCTGGGTAATCCTCGCTGATTTCTGCGCGGAACTCTTTGATTTGCCGCTCTGCTTTCTTCGGCGCGTCGAAGTATCGAGTATCTCCAAAGCGCGTCATCTTCTTGAAAGCTGTCCACATCCCCATGACGTAGTCGCGTTCAATCATCGTGGTTGTCACAGGCTGGCCCGTCCGGGGATCGATGTAAGTGACTTCACCCCCTGAAAGCTCGGGGTTCTCAGTCGCAAAGACCCGAAAGAACTCGGGAACTTGAGTTCCGAACCACGGAAACTGCTGGAACATCATGTAGCCAAACTTGAGTACCTGTGGCCTCCCATCCTTGGTTTCTCCCGGGAACAGCCACCCATCCATGTGCATGGCCCGGATAGCGGCCTCGGTGTGTGCATTGACACCACGCTTCTTCCCCCGGGATTCGATATCCAAATCAGAACCCCACATCGAAAGGGCGCTTCGAAGGGTCTCTTCAATAGGACGGGCAACGGTCCCAAGAAGAGGCTCATACAGTTGAGTCTCCCAGTCCTCTGCGACATGTGCTCGCCGCTCGAACATACCGGGGTCCTCGGGCGAAGTGCCTATGAGCATCAAACCAGCAATGGCCGTACCCGCAACTCGGGCCATCATCCACTGATCCATCACCGTTATCGTGGGCCAAATGTCCATCTGATGAGTGTAGGTAGACCCGTACCGCAGCCGCATGTAGTTTGCCCGGTCGAAGTCTATCGATCCTGGCCCCGTGATAAGACGGGTGTTCCACCAGTCGGCATAGTATTTCCGAGCGAAGTGATCGAGAACTTCAATATCCTTGATGTTCTCCTGCCGGATACGATCATCTCCCCCTGCAATGTGGTCGGGAAGACGTGTGACCAAGAGCATCTGCTGCCGCATCCGAGCGAGTTGTGTCTGTCCTGTAGCGGCCCGCGTGAGCATTTCAGGAGTTGACTTCACCAAGGGTTCAATCGCAGCTTCTTTCATCTGCTTCATTGCCAGCCGCCAGAAGCGCCAGAACACTACTGGCTTCGCCACATTTTGCATCTCCCACTCTGCGACTCCATGCTTCCAATCATAAAGAGCCCGGAGGGTGCGCTCCTTTGCCAGGGCTCGTGATTCGCCCGAGCGCAGAAGCTGGCAGTACAGTCCCATCCGTTGTCGTTGCTGCACACCAGCCGCATGACTGGCCCAGACCTGGGCAGCGTCTTTTCCAAGAACCTTATCCCAGCGTGTCTTGATCCTACGGTTGTAGAGATCGTGAAGCTCTTCATGGATGAAGGTATCAAGAATATCGTCTTCGGCTGCCCACTTCCGAACGGTGTCGTATTGATAGACACGGCCCTTTGTGGAGACGAAGAAGCCGTCCATCCCCTTGAAGATTCTGCCCAGGTAAGGATTGAAGAAGCTTTCAAGGACGCCCGGGAGGACTGGAACGTCTCCGAACCGTTCCTGCACAGACTTGATCATCTGTTGCTGGGCATCGTAGAGTTTGGGATGGATGTTGGCGAGTAGGTTCGTGAACGTCTGGGCCCCTGAACGGAGAGCGCCCACTTCCACGTACATTTGGCTGGCATCGGCAAAGATATTGTTTGTCCAGTACCGAGGGTTCGGCGTGTAAAGCCCGGAGACCAAGGACATCCGCCACAGGCCGTAGTAGCTCTTGGCCGCATCTACTACCCGTGACACTGCGTGGTTCGAGGATCGGTTGATCGCTTCGAGTTCCTTCACGATCTTGTCGTAGTTGGCCTCAAGCTCTTCAAGGATATTTCGGGGGATGAATGCGTTCATGCCCTCGCCACTGTCGGCCATCGCCACAAGGTCCCGGGTCTGCTTTACTTCGGTCTTTGTCAGATTCGCCAACCGAACGTGCTGGGTCTCCGTGAAGGGGAGGCCCAAGCGGTTGAACCCTTCGAGCGCCTCGTCCAAGTTCTGGATTTTATCCAGTTCTCCTCGGAGCAGCCGGTTCATATCAGCAGCCTGCGAGACGGAAAGGGGCCCTGCCCCAGCTTCGGACATCCTCCGGGCGGCATAGGCCAGCGTCCCTGCGAGCCCAACGGCTGCAATCCCCTTCGAGTGGGCCAGCATCTCAACGTCGGTGTTCCCGACAATAGTACCCGTCAGTGCCCTCATCTGGCCGGAGAATGTGCGGTAATCAATCGGCTCTTCCAGCATCTTCATCGCCTGCTGGATCAACAACCCTTGGTCAGCCCGAGTGACATGAGTTCCTTTAGGGAGCCACATGAGAGCCAAAGCCCGGAGGGAAACCGGTGCAGTGTCTGCGCTCAGCTTCTTGAGGAACTCTGCCTCCAGCCTCTTTATCTCTTTTTCGATGACACCCCGCTTGACCGCGTCGTCTATGGGGGTCTCGTACAGCCGGCGTTGAAGCGCCTCCCGCCGCTGGAGGAAACGCGGGTCAGCCCGGTGGTCTGTTATGATCTGCCGGCGAGCCTTCTCCCACTTAGTACCGTGGCCAGTCATCATGTCCCAAAGGGCCATTCCATGCTTGGGGGCTATTTCAGTCCGGGTATCGACCCAGTCGATAATGTCCTCGGCATGGGGCTTGCCTGTTGTAGCCGCGTGCCACTCCAGCTTGAACTGATCAAGGACGTTATCAACGCTCTTGAGAACAGCTTCAAGGTCGGCCCCGGTAGTACCCACCCGAGACGCCGAGTTCTCCAGAAGCCTCATCGTTTTCCGCATGAGGGACAGGCCCTGCCGGATCCGAGAGGCAGACTTGCCTGCGAGTTCCAAGTCTTGAAAGCCCAGGTGGATGGCTCGTCCCCAGCGACGGGCGTTGTCTCCGATGATGCGGGACTCTGAAAACCGGAACAGGGTCTCCATGGCTCCTTGGAGGGCCTCGGTCTGCTGGGCATCGTAGGTCAGTCTCGGCCCCAGCAGCATCCCTTCGGGCTCGGGCGTTGCTTTCAATGCATCCCGGAGAGGTCTTCCCCCGTCGGTAGCCATGAACTCTTCGAGCAGTTTCTCGGAAGCTCCCCACTCTGCTTCCGTCGCAGCCCTCCCAACGGGCTTACCCATCTGCTCGTTGAGGCGTATCAGAACTGCGCTTCGGACCTTATCGACGTTCACGCTTGCGGTGTTTGTCTTCCTGTTGAACTGAATCCCACTCTGGAAGATGGCATCATCAGCAAGCTTGGCTACCTTCTCCTCACTGATGGAAGCTCCGAGTGCAGCTACATCACGGCTGGTACGGCCCAGCATTTTGATTCCGCCGAACTCCGCTCGGGCTGCTTTGTAGAATGCTCCCATCCCATCAGCAACTTCTTCGAGCGCGTCCCCAGCGCGGTCCATCGTCTTTTCCAGCATGTCCGCTTTGATGTTCTTTCGGACAGACTTGAGCCCAGCGTCACCGATGATCTTCCGGAGACGCACGATCTCCTTGTCCCCAATCTTGGCAGCCCGGGTGGTCTCGTGCCACTTCTTACCCGTGAGACGTTTGGCCCCCTTTGAGTTGGCGAGGCTTCCCATCCCCCGTGTGAGGAGACCCCCTTCCTCCGCAACTTCAAGTGCCATCTCCGCTTTTCGGTGTCCCAAAACAGCAGCATCATAGGCGGCAGCGTGGGGTATCCCTGCTCTTGTGGCGTCCTCAACCCCCTTTCGGGTCCGACGGAGAGCCGCCACTATATCGGGGTCTACCTTGAAGGTGACCTCATAAAGCTCACCAGTATCCGAACGGCGGATGGCGACCTTCACTTGATTCTTCCGCCAAGGTTTCACGTCTTCGACGATGCCCGTAGCCGCCGGCCCAAAGCGGCCACTGGCATCCCGAGTTGGAATCCGTTGGCCGTTTGCGGCCCGAAGGTCCACTACTGGAATGGCATCCCCCCTCCGGGCGAAGACATGAGCGGGAACGTATCCCTCTACAGGAGTGCCGTTGAGGGCTACACGGACAACCGTTTCATAGGAGTTTGCGGCCTTGTTCTCCAACTCCCAATGGGGCTTGTGGAGGGCCTCGGCTTCTTTGACCCTCTGCTTGGCGTCTTTCACATCCTTCTTCAACTGTGAAGTGACGCGCTTCGCAGCTTTGTCCGCGTCCGCAGGCAGTTTACCCGAGTCGAGGATCTCGGAAATAGCCTCGTCGGTGAAGCCTTCATCCTTGAGCAGCTTCTCCATCCGGAGTTCTTCAAACGTCTGCATGTAGATTGCTGCTGCATACTCTTGAGTAGCGGCTTCAGCCTGCTTGGATTCAGCGAGTGCCTTGAGTTCAGCCCGGGCAAACTCATCAGCAACCTCGGCTACCTCTTCCAAATGCTCGGCGGCTTCTTTCCGGAGCGTTGCTGCTCTATCCAAGGCTTGGCGTGCTGACCCTGGAATGTCTCCCGTAATGGCCAGCTTCTCTCCGACTGCCACATCGAATGCTCGGCCATACACAGGATCGATTTTGATAAGACGATCCCTGATTGCCCGGAGACGCACATCGGAGGCGGGTGTCGTGCGGATTTCCTTCACCGCAGCCCGGAAAGCATCTTCCCCCTTCTTGATCCTGTGCATCTTCGTAGCTGCCGACACCATCTTCGGGCCGATTGCCCCAGCAGTAGCCGCGAGACTCGTGGGATCGGGGGCGAAGAGGATAGCCCCGATAGAGGCTCCGGTGCCCATCCACTTAGTGTTGTAGTTGTAGCGGAACCGGTCTGCCGCCATACGTTCGGTAATCTCGTCTTCGGACATCCCCTCTGCCCGGAGGGTGATGGCCTTCTCTGCCAACCCCTCTTCCATTTCCTCCCGAAGCCCGAAGAAGAGTTCCCCCATCTGCTGGGCGGCGTCGAAGATGTCCACGCCCGCCCGGGAGGCTTCAATGGCTCTCCGGGCAGACGGACTCTCCCCCGTCAGCAGCATCGTCGCAAAGATTGTTGACATGTCCATACGCCCAAACATGTTGAGCGCGGAGGCGGAACGTAGTTGGCCAATACCAGTTCTGGGCTCACCCTCTCCGGGAGCTTCAACTCCTGCGAGGAGAGTTATGAAGGGGCGCGTGAACCGATTACGTCTCATCAACCAATCAGTCACGTCTTTGCCGTAGCGGTCAATGAAGATACGGTCTTGACCTGACTCCATGTACCGACCCATCTCTGCGATGGCCAAATGCTTCGCTCGCTTCGTAATCTCGTCCTTCCGCTCTTCCGAGAGATACTGCGGACGAACCTTCTCGGCATTCAAGAGTGAACGCTCGATGTGGATCTGAACCCGGTCCCGCATTTCGTAGTAGCCTACGGCAGCGGTCGGACTCCTTGCGATGTACCGAGTAGGTGTTGCGGCCCGGGCGAAGTCGATGGCCCCTTCGCGCCCCTCCTTCTCGCGGAGTTGGTCTTGAGCTTTCTTTACACCGGCTGACATGCGTTCCCGCACACCTGGAGCGTCGAGACCTCGCTTCCGCCAAACATCCCACCAGAACTGGTCATCATCCAGAAGAGCTTCTGCCTCGTAGCCAGCAGGCTCGCCCTCGATTTCCGGGGCCTTGACCGCCCCTGTTTCCAAAAGCTTCAGCCGCAAAGAACGCGGCACTTCCTTTTCGAACCACTCGGGAGGCTTCTTCTGGAGGAGAACCTCGTTTGGCCCGTAGTCCACATCGGGGCGTCCGCCTGGAGGGGGTACGTGGTCAAGCTCTTCAACTTCGGGCTTAGGCCCAGTGGAGAAATCCTTCCACCACTTGACCATCTTCATGTCTTCGAACGCGACAGGAGCCCCAAAAGCAGGCTTGTCCAAATCGAATCGGCCCTGGTACTCTTCTTCAGCCTCGGGCTCGGGCTCTGGCTCTGGCTCTGGCTCTGGTTCAGGAAGACTTGGTGGGACTGCCCCGATTTCTACGGGAATCTGTGTCCTCAACACTGGTGCAGGAGCCTCTTCGGGCTCCAGCGGTTCAGGTGGTGGAGCCTCCTCCTCTGCCGCAGCCCTCTCCCGAGCCCTCTTGGCAGGACCTCCATAGAGTTCAAGAAGTTCCTTTGAAGTCGTCATGCCTTACAGGCTCGCAGACTCTCGGAGCGCCCTGATCCTGGCCTCTTCTCTGGCCTTCGCCCGCTCCAAGGTAGCCGGATCTACGGGTCCGCCCACGGATGAAGGAGCAACGGGCTCCATCTCATCCGCTTGGGAAATACCCGGGTTGGAGTGGAGACGAGCGGCTACAGAAGGAGTCTCTTCGTCTGCCTCTTCAACCTTCGCCTCCTCGGGCTCTTCTTCTGGGGTATCCTCTCCAGTTGTCTGGAAAGATTCCCAAAGAGCTTTCCTCTTCTTGTTCTCAGCCATTGCCGGGATGGACGAGCTACCAACGTCGATGTCTGGAATCGATCCCTTTACGGGAAAGTCCCAAACGTCGGCAGCATCAATATCGATCCCTTCAACCTCTTCCTCTGACGGGGCCAGTTCTGAAGGAGCCTGTTCTGGAGCAGCCTCCTCTTCCGGAGACCCCCACAACTTCTTCTTCTCTGCCTGCTCTGCCTCGAAGACATCCTCCTCGCCCCCTTCTTCAACTCCTACGAACTCTGTGTCAGGAATCTCCGGATCGGCAGGCGCATCAACAGCCCCAAGGCGTTCGGCAGCATCACGCGCAGCGAGAGCCTTGTCGAACTTCACATCCGCAGGTGCGATGAACTCACTCTCTACGAGTAGATCCTCTTTCAGGGCAGCTTCTCCCCGCCTGCTCTCGCCCTGGACTGTCCCGGAAAGAGGCGCACCGGCAATCTCTGCCTGCTGAGCCTCGGTCAACTCTGTCTCCGTGTCTCCCAAAAGCCCCAATGCTGCATCATCAACCTCTGCTACTCCTTCTTTTTCGGGAAGGTCAGCGAGTTCAAGGTCTTCCTCGATGAGCCCAGGGAGAGTGCCCCCGTACGTAGGCTGGATTCCAGCCGCTTCTTGCTTGCCCCGGAGGCGGTCTGCGACTCGGGTGCGAATCCGCTCCCGGATGGAAGGTCGGTCCCGGTCTGCAACATCCCGCCCGCCGAGAGTCACTTCCGCTCCCCTACGAGGCTCCTTGAAGATGGGATCTCCAAGCTCATCTGTGTCGGCGGCACGCGCCGCCTTTGCCCGGGTGGGGGTGTCAACCGGTTCGGTACCGATCATCTGGTCCGCGATTCCCTCTCCACGTTCTTGGATTCGAGATTGACGAACCTTGAGACGATCAGACCGGACAGCCTGACGGCGCTTCTTGTTGAACTCCCGCATCATCTCGCGGAAGGCGAAGTCCTCATCCTGGAACTCCCGGTCAGCCATGTACTGCTTGAAGCCTTCACTCTCCATCATGTCCTGACGCATCCCGGAAAGAGACCGGTCATCAGGGTTGAGCGCCAAACGATCAAGCGCAATCTTCATGTAGTCGTAGGGCTGTGTAGGCTTTCCCTCGTCGATGTCCGGTGTCGCCGGATCATCGACAGAAAACTCCATGGGAGTAAGCCCAGGGCCTGAAACAGAAGTTGTACTGGCCTGCGTGATGAACTGGAGGGCCGCTGGATCAACCTCTTCGCCCGCAGCCAGTTTGGCGATCACATCGGTTTCGAGCTTCGCCCGGGCAGTCTCCTTCGCCAACAACGCTTTAGTGATCTCTCGGAACTCTGGCTCAATGGCCACACCATGACGAGCGATATCCCTCTCGGCCTCATCCAGCTTGCCTATCGCCGCATTCATCCTGTCCATCGCGGCGTCGAGAGCCTTTTTTCCCAGCTTGTGGTCGCGTTCGATCCGACCCGCTTGAACCCTATCAAGATTCGAAATCGCCCCCGCGATGACACCATCCCGAGCTTCTTGTCCTGGGTCCAGTTGTAGATGGCCCCCCTCCACAAGACGTTTTCCCAAGAGTTCGGTAAATGAGGCGAACTGTGTGGGGTCTCCGATTTCCGCCATCACGAGATCGAGTTGAGGCCCGAACTGGGTCTGATCTACATCATCAATCCACAGCTTCTCCAACTCGGCAAGGTTTGTTCGCTGGTCTTTCTCCAGCTTAGCAAGTGCTACGTATGCGGGATCGGAGGCCCGGACAGCCTCAACGGTTTCGAGGAGATGATCGCGTTTCTCCTGAGCAGCCCCAATCTTCTTGGCGGCGACCATAGCTTCGGGGGATAGTACCTTCCCCTCCAACTCAATCAGATCCTCCAGCAAACCTTTATGCTGCTTGGCCTCACTCGCGGAGACCCGAGAGCCCCGAGACTGGAGGCGCTGTGCAGACTGCTGGAGGTCGCTGGCCAGTTGCGTGTACTGGAGCTTCAACTGCTCCCGTTCCTTCTCACTCATCTCCGGGCCGCCGAAGTGCCGATACGTCATGCTCGACTGCGACTTCGGGTCCATGCCCTGGCCAATGTCGTATGCACCAGCGAGGGTCTTGCCCATCGCAGTGCGCTGTGCCCGGCGATAGTCCCGGAGGCGGTCATCCGTAGATTGTTGTTCAGCCATGATTACTTCCCGATCATTCCAAGGATTTTGTCCATACCAGCCCCGGCAGCGGCCTTACCGGCTACGCCCCCAGCACCACCTTTCCGCATTGCAGCCCGCTGCATCTTAGCCGAGAGGCGACGGTCGTACTCGCGTTCAAGGGAAGCTTTAGTGAGAGCATCCCTCTCCTGTGCGATACGGGCAGACTCGTCTTCAACATCACTGGTTGCTCCCGCGATTGCTTCTGCCGTTTCTTTTGCCACTTTCCCCTGGGCCGCAGCGTATTGGCTCGGCTGCGTTGACCCAAGGCCCTCTCGGGTGATGTTGCGTTGCTGAACTCCCGCCGACCTTTCCACGTTGGTTGCTACTTGGCCCAGCCTTTTCTTCTTCTGCACATCGGACAGGCCAGGAGTGCCCATCTGGCCAAGACTTTCTTGGAGACCTTTGCGGTGAGCCTTCTTCGGGCTCCAAAGAGCTTGGGGGGTAGCCATGAGAAACTCCTATGAAAAGTAGACGTAGTTGATAGCCCGGCAGTTTACCCGGCTAAACTGAACTCCCGGTTGGGTTGCAGTCGGATCTATAACAATACGAAGGCTGGCCGAGTGCCACCCTTTGCCCAGAGTGCCCCCCAGCCCGGGGCCATCGATCATGATGTGGCCGGCCCACGAGCGGGTGAGCCCTCGTGTGGAGTTGCCGGGGATAAGCATGTTTCTCGTAGTGCCAGCGACCACTCGGACCCCATCAACATGGAGATAAACCCGCCCCACAATATTGGGGGGAGGCGCTGCGGGGTCGTCGTATGTAGCGCCGAGTACGCCATTTCCCGTGAGGTGGAGAGTCCAAGACAGGATGGTCAAAGCCGGATCATAAGGGAGGAAGAACTCTAATGACCCCCCTGGGATGGGCTCATAAAGAGCCGGATCATTCGCCGCCGCATCGAATGACCGAAAGAGATTATCAAAGTAATCCAGCCCGAGGGTGGCTCCCACACTCCCCCCACCTGAACAGGCGTTCTGCTGGATCTGTGTCGAATCTACGTCCCAAGTTGCCCGACGATTGGGATTATTCAAGCGCCCGTTGATGACCTCATACGAGTTGGGCGCAGCAGCAGGGTCATATAGATTCTGCGAGATGCCGTCTGCACTGGAGACTGCACCATCAACAGGAGTGTGGGGAAGAACGATATCAGGCATGGGTTGATTCTAAGGGGTTGCTCGGGAGGAGTGAAGGACCAATCCAGAAAGGGAGCATTCTCGCAGCGTGACTCTCCGAGTTGGGGGTGCCCCAGCAGTTTGCATGGAGATTTGAGCCCGGACTGCCTGAACAACATCACCTACTCCACCACCAGCGACTACGTCTCCCGAACGGATGAGAGTTCGGACACCCACTTGGAAAAGCTGGTCAGATGCAAACGACTCGGCCAAAAGCCTCTCCGTCCGTTGGACCGTGATCCAAGTGCCTGGGCCATCTCGGATTTGAAGGCGATATGTGATGAAGCGCGTAGCGACATTAGCGGGTGTATCGTCATCCATGTTCACCACATGCAGGTTGCACATGATGAAGATCCCACCTGTCTCTGCTGTAGCCAAGTCGACAGGGGCCGTGAATGTGATCTCCAGATTGCCGCCAGCAGGAGGGTTGGTGCCGTTGCGGTTGATAGTCAAGTAAGCCGGCAACAGAACTTCAGTCTCATCATAAACGTGGTTCCCACCTACTCCGGTTCCAACGAAGGATGTTTGCTGCCGGTCCACAATAAGCGACGGGAGATGCGCTGCGTTGAACGCGCCCCGGTCAACCGCAGCGGCTTCAACATCGTTTACCGCAGCGGTGATGCCCGTAAACCGTGAGGTCAAAGACGCCGCATCGAAGAGGTCGCCCCCTTCCAAAGAGGTGTAAGTTACATCAGCCATATCAACGCCTCATTTCCAAGCAGATTAGTTCTCGACTGACAAACTCCAAATGGTTCAAGAGGGTTGCAACAGAGTCCAATCGCACACAGAACTCAATCGTATGCTGACCCCCGGAAATCGAAGTCAGAAGATTCGTCTCTATCGGGGCTCCAATCCGCCTTGAAGCATTCCAGTTGAAGGGGAGGAAATCGCCTTCTAAACCTCCCACCACAGACTCGGGAATAATCTGACCATCAACTCTGATTGCCCACTTGATATAGGGAAGTCCTGTATGGGGGGGAGTTGGCCGTCTCTGATACACGGAAGAAGCGTGAATCCAGTACAGGGCAGAAGGTCCAGTAATAGTAAGGATCATGCCCCCCAATCGAACCCACCCTGTGTTGGCTCCAACCTCAAACCAGTTGACTTGGCCTCCCGTATCGAACATGTCGCCAGCAACAGCTACTTGGTGCCACACAAAAGCAGCATCTTGATCTACATCGGTACGGGCTGGGATTGTTCCACTCGCCCAGTTGTGTTCATTGAGACGACCGCTCATTTCATCCGCAGACTCCAAGAACGATTCATTCGTGTCGTCTGTGCTAAGCGCGTTGCCATCACGCAGTCGAAAGCGGGGGAATCTCCAACTCACTTGGGGGCGCTCCGAAATGAATCAGGGTGGGGAACTTCGTCGAACGACATGCCGATAAACTCCCAATCACCAGTATGCGTGATGCGGAGGCGGAACGCCTCGGCGCTGGGGACATGAATGTCTGCCCGGGTCCAGTAAGGACGCCTCCGCTCCCAAGTAAGAGGGTCACCATCCGGGTCCACCCCACCATAATCAGCGGCTGCGGCGTCTGTTGGGCCCAGGAAAGCAGGGAAGTCATCTTGCGGATGGAGAAACACTGAAGCGGTTTGCGTGACATCCGAGCGCCAGTCCCGCTGAACTTCCACGTTGAGAGTGCCCGAAGACATCTCACGAAACCACAAGTAGACCGTTACTGGCGAGCCCCGTTGGGCCGCTGCCCGGAGGCCCCGAAGCCAAGAAGTCACTACACGCGAAGGTCTGCTCGCCGGGGCGAATGACCGAACTTCGTGGTCGAGAACCCACACGCCGTCCCGTGCAATAGGCCCTGCCTCCGTAGCCCGGCCCGCAGCGAGCATATAGTTCCGGTGATCCTTCGTCGTACAGACATCCGCCGCCAGTGTATCTGTTCGACGGGTCCACCCTTCACCGTCGTATTCCCAACACCGATTGTTTTGGATGGAAGCATCGTGGGGAACCCAACACCGGTACTTGGCTTCCTTCACATCGAAAGCCGCTGTCGCTTGGAGACGACGGGCCCGATTGATTGAACGAAGCTCCCGTTCGATGGGCTCCGAAATCACACCGATACTCCCTCCCCCTTCTGCGGGGGTATAGGCGTAGAAGCCTTCTTGCCCAAGCCAAATGATGCGGCCATCAGGGAGTGCCGCGAGCGATGACGGAGCTACACAGCCCGCAGTCCGGCTAAGCGTATTGGTTTGAAATCCCTCTCCCCCGTAAGAGATGACGATCAGGAAGGTTGAAGACTCCGTGAAAACCAACAGCCCTTCAGGCGCGGTGAACATTCCCGTGATTTCCCCACCACTCGGGTCAGGATAAATCCGATTCTCTTTGAGAAAAGTTCCCCATCGCCCGGGCATCGTGTACTGCAACCGGCTTGGATCATCTGTGAAGTTAGCTGCCCACCCACGTCCGAAGGCTACCTTGTAGAGCAAAAACGGCACGACCGCTTCAGGCTCATCGGGTTCCCGAATCAACCAGCTATCGGGGATGTTGTCTGGAAAGCTAACAGTGACGTTGTCCGGCAAAGTCGAAAATGCCTGCGTTCCCCCACCTGCATTCGGAGGAAGCTCAAACATCTTCGTAGTACCTGAGTTCTTGAGGTCCTTGGTCCGACATAGAACTCGGCCAATCGTTCCAGTTGGACCTTCAGGAATCCCCGTCCACATCACCTCCGGGAGTTGGCACTCAACCCGTGCGAACTGCAATAGGCCAGCAGCCGTTATATCGTGGGCTGTGTGGCTGGCCGTGACTCGAAGCTCTCCCGAAGGGGATGAGAGCGGAGAGAGGTTGCCCCAACGATCAATCCACTGAACAGAGCAGCGATACGTCCCCTCAAGAATGCGGCCTGTATCGGTGGTATCATCTACTTGAACTCCGTCCGTAGAGATCATGCCTAAGCGTCCCCGAGGGATTTGATCTAAGGCAATACCTGGGCCTGCTGCCGTCGGATCAAGAGCAGTTGCCAAAGTCCCTGCGGTGTGATCATAGCCCGCATCTTTTGACCACCCCTCCGGCGGTTCGGGCGAGTGGTCGTAGCCCAAGGGGAGAACAGCCTGCCCATCGTAGAAGTACGGACGGGAACCTTCGCCCCGAGGGATGATGACGACACCCGCAGGCGTAGTTTCAAACTGCGCGGGGAATCTGGGCCTGCGGTCAGAATCGATCTGCGCTGGCTGGTCGGGGTTGGATGCCCCCGGGCCAATGAGCACACGCCAAGGAGTGATGCCCCCACCTCCTGTTGTCCACCCCTCGAAGATCCAAACCTCATCACCAGTTTGGATGAGCAGCACATCACGAGTTCCCCCCCACATGGTGGTGTGGTAGATCCCGTGCATCTCATTGTAGGCTGGATAGCCCGCACCATAGTTGGGGACGTAAGGCGCAGGGCCCCACACCGTCCGAAGAGTTCCTTCAGCCGTAAAGTACATGTTGTGGATCTGCGACCCAATATCCGCTGGAGTTAGGAGCTTGCCCGACTCAATGCGAATGGGGAGGGTTTCAGACCGATACCTGTACCTTGTGTCGGCCACCGAAAGGCCCTCCCTGATGACCGACTATTCGGAAGCCTTGCCGTTCTCGGCCTTGGCCTTCTTGGTGTACTTGCGCGTAGGCTTTTCAACCTGGGGGGTGGCATCCTGGTTGGGGGCCCAGATGAGCCTCCACCCAATCATGGTCTCCGAACCCTCGATGACGCGTTCATCGCAGTAGCCATAACGGCGGATCATGCCTTCTTTGCGGTTGGACAACTCCTTGGTAGCGAAGCAAGCAAACTGCTCCACTTCCCCTTGGGTGGTGTCCTGTTCGTAGATGGCCCCGGCCAGCAACAGCGGGGTTTTGATAATCGTGTCTTCCATGGATGCTCCTACGGCAGATTGTACCAACGTCGGTACGGGCGTCTACTGTCGATAACCCGCTGTGCCCGGGCGGGGCGCTTACGAAGCACCTCCGCTGGATAACGCAGATCGCCATACCGCTTGGTGAGTGTGAAGAGGTCAGTTTGGTATTGCTGCAACGCTCGATCAGCGAGGGGCGGATTGCCCTGGGCCTCATAGAGGAAGACGAGAGCCCGATGGACAAGACACTCCACCGCATCAACATGGAGGGGTGGAACATCCGAGTTGTCCGCGAGGCGTTTCGGGCGGCGCGTGCATCGAACATCAATCTCATACCGGCGGTCGGGGCGCGGGTAGAGCATCAATGCTTCGTAGCCATGCACATCCCGCAAGCGACGATGGTAGTCCGCGAGTACAAGTCCTTGATCAACTACCGAAGTTTGATGTCCTGGAATATCAAAAAGGAGCAGATACTCGTTGATGGATTCGCGTTCTTCCTCGCCTGTCGTCATCCCTGCCTGGGCGGGGGCTGCGGCCAAAACTGTATTGCGCCGACGGTAGATTCGCTTGCGCCAACCTCCATGGAGATAGCGGGGATCTGTAGGAGCCCCGCTCTTCCCAAAGCCCTGCATGTAGTCCACACTTGGTGTGAAGATTTCAACACCGTTGACATTGTTGGCGAGTGTAACTTGAGTTGAGGGGCTGGGGGCACTCTCAAACCTGGGCTCAAGCCGAGCATCGTTCGGCTGCACGAGCATACTCTGTTCGGGCCCGAAGTCTTGAAGCTCCCCATCCCGATAGCCCCAAGTATAGGTAAAGACGTAGTCGAACTGCCCTGCGTGGTCGGGCCCTGTCCAGCCCCCCGCAGCATCATTGAGCCCAAGGCGCGGCGCTTTGGTTGGAGTCTCAATCTGAAAGTGCCCGCGTCGGTAGGCAACTCTCGGAACTCCGGAAGCAACTCGCGCTGGTACATCCGCCAAAGACATCTCTTCGGCTTCAAACTGCCCTACGATTTCAAGGGGCCAGTTCTGGCCTGCCCGAAAGAGGCGTAGGGAGTTGACTTCAATCACATCGTCTGGGAGGTAGTACGCCTCGTTGTAGATTCGGTAGGTAAGCGCAGTCGCTGTGACATTATGCCACGGTCGATAAAGACTCAACCGCTGGTTCTCGACAGCCCCTGGGCCGATTCCTACCACAGAAGTCCAAATGTCCCGGATACGATGGCGATGAATCTGCCCTTGAGTATCGGTGATTTCAATCATCCGACTGTTCCACCGACCAGTCTCATCCCAGTTGATGAGTCCAGCAGTACCGCTGGCTCGGTTGCGCTCCAAAACCCATGGGTCGGTAGTCACAACAGACAGGTTGTCAGGCAGCCCAACGGGGTTCGCAGCGAGAATAGCTGCGGTGTCCGGAGTCTTGTCCGGAAGCGTGGCGATTTTCAGTGTCTCTTCGAAGAACAGGAATGGCGCTTCCTGCGCCATCTGGAAGAGAGCCCGGTTGATGAACAGGTCAACTCGGGTGATCGCATCGGGGGATTGGGTAGGGGCCCAATCGGCTTGGGAGAAGATGGCGTTGCGGATGTCCTGTAGATTCACTTGTCTCTCCGCTTAGCAGCTTACTCCGGATCCGTCCCCAGCACTCCCCCAGACATTTGCCCGGGGGAGTGTTGGAGTTGGATTGTTGTCGAGATCAAGCGCCGGGGCAGTTGATCCAGCAGGTGGCGAGGGCGGCCGCCGCTACACCCTCGGTGGAAAAACCGAGAGCGTATGTAGTCGCAGCAACACCAGTGGTGTCGGCACGGCCAGCAACGGCATTACCAACAACCATCGGCAAGTTGGCTGCGATGCCGCCAGTGTCCGCCAGAACCTCTCCGAGTCCCCGCTTCAAGATGAAGCCGAAGGAGCCGGCAGGGATTGCATGTTGTGCAACCCCCATGACACTCGCTGTCGGAGCATTCACCGGAGCGATGATGCCGAGTTCAGTAGTGGCGGCGGCCAGTCGGGTGACGATGGTGCCCGGCAACCAAGCCGTAGCAGCGGCAGCATCATTTTGGACGTAGACCCAAATCCTTGGGCCCTGTCCGGTACGAGTGTCGCCTCCTGACTCGGCAGGTTCTTCCAACTCGAAGCCGAGGGGCGCAAGCGCCCCAGCGGCAGCAGTTGAAACAGTAGTGGAAACGATTCCAGCAGCAGTTGTAGTCATGTTCGTAGTCCTTTACGGAATGGCCGCGCCGGTGACGACACCGTTGGCACGAAGTTGATCGCAGTACATGCCCATGTTGAGCACGTATTCGTAACGCCACATGTCCTGCTCGGGAATCCGAATCGGACCACGGATGGCAAAGTCGCCCTTCGACTCCATACCCGAGTCATGTCCCAACGTGTAGATGTGCCACGTATCGGACTTGATCATGTAGATGACGCCGTTGGCAGCACCCCCCAAAGCGGGGAAGTTACCGGCGGTGATCCCATCGGTGATGGACTGCTCCAAGAAGAAGTCCGCCTCCATGAAGGGGATTCCCTGGCGGACCTGGGGAGGAGCCTTGTCTCCCTCAACCTTCATCACGCGGACCTGATCGTCCAAGTCGTCGATGTAGTTGAGGTAGGAGGTCTCATCTCCAAGCAACAAGTCAACGGGACCACTCGTCTTCGAGCCCTGGCGGCTCGCAGCGTAGTAGACCTGACGCATCGTTGCACGACCATCGGTGGCGAACGAGGTGACGTTGCCGAACTGGTTGTGCCAGCCGTTCACGGCCCCAGCACCACCACCAGTCTTGAGGAGGTTGAACACAAGATCGTTCTGTGCGGCAGGAGCAGCGTACTCAAACACACCCTGTCGGGCGGTGCCCTGGGGGTTGTACTGCTGACCACCATTCAGAGTCAGAAACCCACCAACTCCAGCGGTGGAGTTTCCAGCAGCAAGCTGGTCGGAAATCCGCTCATGGAAGTCGGAGAGAGCCAACTCGGGGTACCGCTTGATGATCTTGGCGAGATCGTTCTCACCATTCGCTTCTGCCATGTCCTTGCCGGGCACGTCAAACGCGTAGATCAGGCGCGGTGCGAAGGTGTCCCCTCGACGGGCGTTCTGGGCGCGGCCACCAGCGATGACCTCGGAGCCTGTAAGTACTTGTGTAACCGTGCCGGGTCCATCGGAGACCACCACGAACTCGCGGAAAGGTCCCTTCAGGGAAGCACGATCAATGTTGCCCTTTTCGACAACACGCTGCATGAGCGGATGCCAGAGAGAGAATAGCTCCGAATATCCCGGAGCCAAGTCCTGCAACGCAGTTGCAAGGACATCAGGATTGATTGCCATTTGGGATTGTCCTTTGTGGGATTAGGAGCAAAGCTCCGGGTGATGAGGGGTGTGAAACTATCGTTTTCCGCCGGAATGTACCTTGAGGGCCCGTTTTGCCGCCATCCCACGCATCTCATCCAGGGTTTTGGCCCCAGACATGGATGATTGGGCGGCTGCTGGGCGTGATCCGCCCGTAGCACCATTAGTAATCTTCGAAGCAGGGCGAGGCTTGGTCGCCTCCTTCTTGATCTTCTTAGCGACAACCTGCTTGGCCTCTTCGGCGGCGGATTCCCGGCCCAAGAGTTTGGATTGGGCCTCGGCAAGCCTATATGCGTATTCATCGGAGACGCCGTCCTGCTTCGCCTCGATTGCTACTTGAATCACGTCTTCAGGCAGTTCAATCAGCCGGGCAGCGACATATCCGTCCCAAGGTCCACCCAAATCGCCGCCTTCGGCCATAAATGCGCCGAATCGTTCCAACTTGGCCGGATCTTCCTTGATGTGGGCGTGATGTTGCCAGAACTGCTCCACATAGTCCTGGACTGCCACCTCGGAAAGCTCATTGTAGTAGCCCCGAAGCTGCTCAAGGTCTGAGTCCTTGCCCGTGACAGAGCCCCGAAGCTCTTCAAGCTCCGAAGTCATCTTTTTGATGCGGGGGTCCTCTTCCTCGTTGAGCATCGCAGTGTAAACCGCTCGAAGCTCTTCGATTTCTTCCCGTTGAGTGGAATAGTCCTTCTCAAACCGGGAACGGAGGTGCCCAGCGCCCTCTCGGAGGTGTTCTGGGAGGGAAGAATCCACTCCGTCCCAGTCAGACCACGCAAATGCGGGGGTAGAGGCTGGTGAAGCCGCAGCGGCAGGAGGCGAAACTGCTGGAGACGGCGCTACAGTACCTCCGGCAGGCTCCGCTACAGCAGCCGGGGCCGCAGGCACGGGAGCATTGGCGATTTCATCGCTCAAGGGAGTTCTCCCCCACCACCGAAGGCGCGGGAAGCAGCAGCGTTACGCATGTCAGAAAGAAAGCCCGAAGGAATCCCCTCATCTGCGCTTGTCTCCTCTCCACCAACCTCAAACTGTGAGTACAAGTCTTGAAGTTCCTGCTTGTACTGCTCACCTTCGGGGGAAGTAGGTGCCCAGGTGTCAATCAGGCCCATGACTCCCTCATCGAGAGAACCATATTCCGCCGCTGCCTCTTCACCGACTTCTTCTCCTTCCCCGAAAGCCATCTCGCCCTCTTCGGCGGCGACTTCACCCATTTCAGCGTCGGCTGCTTCAGCAGTCTCGTCGGCTGCTCCTACGTCTTCGAACTCTTCCTCCACTTCGGAGTCCTCTTCCTCGTCGTAAGGCATTTCACTATCTTTGGGGGCCATAAGCACATCTCCCTGGAAAAGTTCTACCCAAGTACACTTGTCTCGTCAAGTATTGCTGAAGATCTTCCCGTCTCCACGGACGATTTTCTGCTTTTTTGCCGCCTCGGCCTTTATTCGACGCCCTCGGTCTTCATGATCGGTGAATCCAAGCTTTTTTGCCGAGGCGTCTGCTTGAGCGTGCGCGTGATCCTTGAGATTCGTGAAGGAAGAGTCATTCGGGTCTACAATCTTCCGGTCAGGACGGGCTGCAAAGTACCTTCGCATCTCAGCCCGGGAGGTGAAAGACTTCCCAATCTGGTCAATAACCAGGGGTTTGGACGGCATCGGCCCGACAGTAGGGGCAGCAGAGATGATCGTACGGGCAGCCAACCCACATTCGGGGCAAATGAGCCCATCGGCCTCGTACTCATGGACCTTCATCACATCTTCAAAGCGCCCACAGCCTTGTCGGCACTCACCTTCGTACAACGGCATTGCTATTTTCCTTTGATACCTGGAGGGAGACTAAATGGAGCGCCGCCGAAACCCGGCATCGGTGCTGGATGGCCTTCGCCCCCCTGCCCATTGGGTGGAAGTGGCACTTCTGTGCCTGGGGGAAGGCCCCCACCCAACCGTGTATCCTCTTCCGACAACCCTTCGGGCACCGGTGGGGCCATTCCTCCACCCGGAGGAGCCATTTGCGCTTGAGCCATTGCCTGCTCCTGCTCAATCTCATCATCACTCTTGAGAACATCGCCCATCTGGAGGAGTTCGAGCAACTTCCGTGTGAGGCGTTGCTGATCTACCACTGGACTCTCTTGTAGCAGCGGAAAGAACTGGCTCAAGTTGCGAAGCTGCACCAACCGGTTGTTCTCCGTCGGAGAGTAAGGGACTGCTTCATAGTCATACTCAAGCGGCTCCTCTCCTCGGGCAGATAGCACTTCGCGTGCCATCATTGAAGCCCGGGTGACCTCAAGAGAACTGACAGTGCCCAGGAGGCGGATGGGAAGCACTTCGTCTTCCGAGAGGAACTCTTCGTAGAGCCCAACAATCGCCTTGGACTGCCAGGAAACCAAATCATAGATTTCCTTCATCCGACGGCCATTTCTCGTCCGGGTAGCCGTATCTGCCAGAGCGACCTCGGTTGCTACATCAGTCACACCAACCACACCACGGCTGTACTGTGGAATGCCCAGGATGAACTCGATGATTTGAATACAGCGGTCCCGGGAGGCGATGAACTCGGGGCTTAGCCCAGGGGTCTGGGTGTGGCCGATGATGTCGTTGATAGAGGCATTCGCCTTCCCGCTAATCTCAACGATGGAGCCCGGATTGGTAGCATCTCGGAACTGCGTCCGAATATGCTCGGGATTGTCTACGAGCCCAGTGTTGAGAATCGTGACCGGGATTGCTGTCTGGGCAAACCACAGCATCAACGTGTCCAACTCGTTCAGCCTCTCAAGCACGGGCTTGATGAGCTTCACATCCGACAGGCCACCGATGTCGCCCAAGTTGTCGTTGAAAGCGAGCAGTGTGAAGGGGTTTCGCACGAAGCGGTACGGAAGCTCCCCCTCGAACAATGGCTCATCCTGATCTTCGAGGTAGTGGTAGTAGCGCCCTTCGCCCGAGAAGTCGTAGACCTCGTACACCGTGACCCACTCAAACACATCTCGGCTGGCGGTGTTGACGAGTGAACGGTCCTGCTGCCGGTCCCGAAGCCATGCAGGGTAAGCCCCGAAGTCGGCCTTTTCCCCCACGACAGGGTTGTACATCGCCTCGCCTTTCTCATCGGGCTTCATCCGCTCTTCAAAGTCGGCCCGGGTGAGGACCGTAACTTCGATGAGATACCGAATGTCTTCCCAACGCAGGGCACTCAAGTCAAACCAGACATACCGTGGATCGACGTTCAGGAAGTCGGGTGCCCGCCGACGGAAGTTCCAAACAGACTTGACGAAAGCCCGGGGGTAAATCGAAGCCATCGTAGCTGCCCGCCAGATGACACGGTGTCCACTTGTCCGCTTGAGCGTGTCATTGATGAGCGCCTCTCGGTACTTCGCAGCCTCGTGGAGTTCCCGCCGACGGGCGTTCACTGTCACTTCGGGGTTGGCCGGAGAGATATTCGCCACCATCGTATCGACAAAAGCGTACGGGTAGTTCGTCTCCAGCGAGAGGTCATCCTCCTCAAAGAGGAGCCCGCCTGCGCCTTGGGGCGTATCCGCAGCCAGATTCCCAGCATCGCTGGTGTACCAGGACCGGAGTTGGTCCCATTCCCGCTGGTCGATTTGGGCTTTGCCCTTGTGAGTCTCGATGAGACCTTTGACTTGCTTCTTATCCAACATCGTTATTCCTTAGCCATTGCCTTCCTAATGGCATCTTGTCGCTGCTTGTGCAACGGATCACTTGCTCCCAAGTATCCCCATCCGGTCTGGAGGGGCTGCTGGGGCTCTTGCTCAAAGAACTCCACAGCCTCTTCGTCTGGCGCTTGGGTTTGGATTTCTTCCGTGATTTCCTGGATAGCTGCATCGGCTTCTTTACGCTTCTTCTGCTGGGCGCGTGCTTGTAGTGAGCCCTCTCTGTATTGAGGTGCTGCCGGCGTCGGGGTCCTATCCTGGGTCAAATCAGAACCCTCTCCTGCTGTCCTCATCTGCGTCATAGCTAATGGCCCTGCGGGGACCAGCTTCGTGAACTCCTGACCAACAAGTGTCGGTCCAAATGTGCCCGCTACAGGAGCAAACCAAGGAGCGATACCAGCCAGCAACTGCGTTCGTTTGACTGGATCTTTTTCTGCGGCGACTTCGTGCCCGATGTAACCGAGGATTGCTGCCTGCAAAGCGGCTGGGGTCCATCGTGCAATCGTCTTCGCCGTTGCCCCTGCAACCTTAGCTCCCCGCGCTGCTGTTCGGAGAGCATCTCCTTGTGTAGGAGTGATAGTAATAGAAACTTTTCCTGGGCTCGTTTCCCCTGGCGAAATGTTGAATCCACCCAACTGCGCCGCTCGATGGAGAGGTGAGCCCCGCGATGTCTCATACAACTCAAGGACGGCTCCTTTTTTAGGAGTGGCTACGGGTTTTGTAATAAGGGCTGTGGGCTCCGGCGCTGGAAGCGCGGCCTTAGCCCGAGGGGTTTGAGGCGCAGCCTTGGTTTGGGGAACTACCTTTGCGGGAGCCTGTTTGACGAGGCCAGTTGGCTTGTCTCTCTTGGCCTTGACAGCATCTTCAATCTTCCTCGCCTCGGCGTCTTTGATGATGCCATTCAACTCAATCCCGACTTTTACACTCCCTAAGCTCCTGCCTGTTTTTTTCTGCCAATCGAGCGCCGCCCTCTTCAAGGCGGGCTCATCCTCTATAGAAAGGTCACCGAACTTTTCTGCTATGGCAAGAAACTGTTTCCTACTCTGCTTCCAATCCTCGTCAAAAGGAATGGGTGTTGTGTAGTGGTTGTCTGCGATCTTCTTGACGGCGTTGTCCTGCTTACTCCAATACTCCTGAATCCCACGGACGATTGGGCCGTGCGGCTCGATGGCTGAAACAGATTTCTGTAATGTCTTACCGAACTGTTCCTTCTTACCTACCCAATCGTCCCAAGCCAATCCCACAGTAGGGCTCGGAGCACTTGGGGCAGAGTGCGACTGGAAGTTATCGTTTACAAAGAGAGCTCTCTCGTAAGTACGCAGGATTTCACGCTGACGATCTTTCCAGGGGCGTGAGGTGTCTGCCGCTACCGCTTCGAGGTTCTGAACATCCTCAACCGCGTTGCCCATCGCAATGGCTGAGCCATATATTTTGTCAGGATGCGCGGGAAGATCAATCTCGCCTCGGAGAGACTGAAGATTCTTGAGGAAGCCATAGAGCGTCCTGTTGTATTTAGGTGAGTCCGGCTCCTCGGTGCTTCTCCAGTGCCGCCACTCCGCCACAACTGGAATCTCAACGATGTCGGTCAGCAGGGCCGCCGGGTCCCCATGAGCCGCATACGCGGCTTTGACGTGGCCCGCCCACTGTTCCCCTTCCCAGTAGTCGGGGAAGTAGACCTTCCTCGCCCGGAGATGATCTTCCTCCTGCCGAATCGCATTCTCCCATGATCCTCGAAAAGCTGGAGAGTTGAGTATAGCGGCGTCTGCCTTTCCGGAGAGAGGCTCAGCGAGTGATGCTACAGCCCGATAATCCTGCTGCAAGTGGGCTACCTTCAAGGCTTCTTC